CGGTGGCTCCCGAGGACACCCCCGTGAATCACGAGTACACGGTGACGTACACGGTGGATGGGGACACGGGGGTCCAGAGCATCGACCCGGGTCCGGTCGAGTATCTGGTGGCAGGTGACTACGACTTCACCTATGACTCGGAGACGGGGACTCGCTGATGGCGGATAAGCCCACCACCAAGAACCTGCTCCCAACGAGCCTGACGCAGAACCCGTCCCTTGTGGAAAAGCCTTCGCAGGATCGGAAGCGGAAGGTTCGTGAGCAGGTGGAACTCATCATGGCGACGTTCCGTCAGGTGCTTCCGTCCAACTACGTCTCACAGGTGACGGGCCCCTATTACTCTGTCCAGTTCCAGGCAGCAGCAGAGCAAATCGCAGATTTCCAGATCACGGCTCAAGAGGTGTGGGCTGACCGGGACTACGACTTCACCCGACCGGCCTTCCTGTTTCAGATTCTCGGCTCGATGGTTTTCCCCGACTCTGAATCTGACGGCATCCCCGACATCGATGGGGACCTCTCATACCGCACATTCCTCCAACGGATGGTCGAGTTGCTCCTTCAGGGGGCGACCAAGGCGACCATCAAGGAGGGTGTCGAGCTTCTGACCGATGCTGACGTGGATGTCATCGAGAAGGTCATCGCAGCTCGGCAGACTGCCAATTCTGCCTGGGGGTTTGACGACCAATTCAGCTTCGAGATCAATATCTCGGAGGAGGATGAGGACGGCGCTTCGACGTGGCCAGCCGAAGACCCCTTCATCCTGTCGGAGAACCTCCGCATGGTGATGCGGGCTCTCAAACCTGCACACACCCTGTATGACCAGCGGTTCCTGTTCAAAGAGGCGTTCGGAACGCTGTTCGATGACTCCTCCTCTTGGGAGATGTCGAACTATTACTACGACGACCTTCGGAAGTGGTGCTATGGGGCGGAGCGCCTTGTAGGAACGACAGGGGCGACTCTGACGGATCGTGGCCTCTTCAGCGACCCCACTCGGGACTTCGAGAACATCCAGGTGGGTGCCCTACTCACAGTGCTTGCGGGGGACAATGCCGACACGTATCGGGTGGTTGGATTGCGGTCGAACTCGGCGGACGAGACGACCCTGCGCTCCTACACTACAATTCCCACGGGCTTGTCCGGGACCGCTTCAGTTTCGGGAGGAGTGGTTTCTGACACTTCGCAGAACTGGGCATTGGCAGTCGAGGGAGAGCAAATCACTTTTCTCATCGGTCTCAATGCTGGGGTCTACCGGCTCAAAACCGTCCTGGGATCCAATGGCGGAGCCGTGGGTTATGCGACGGGTCCAGGCACCCAAGTACGCTTGTCCCAGAGCATTCTCCAGATCGAGCGCCGAATGCCCAAAGTGGCAACAAGCCAGAGCTACGAGGTCACGGTGGATCGGCTCGGCGTCCAGATTCCTTACGTGGTGACGGGTGAGGACGCTTCGAGCTTCTTCTACGTGTAGAAAATGAGCCTATAACCGGGGGGGGTTGAAGGGCCTTCATCGACCCGGACGGAGACGACATGGCTGCCAACATCGAAACCATCCTCTACAGCGGCGGGATTCCGGTTCCTGGAGCCCCCACCCTCCAGGGGGCGAGCCGGGATGACTTGCGTAAAGGGTATGAGGTTCGGTGCCGTTCTGTGGATGCGGCGACCACCTACTCTTGGGTGCTGTCCTACATCCCCAACTCGCCGGGTTCAACCAACATTGCAACCCCCAACACGGGCACGCAGTCAGCGGCGGTCATGGTGGGTGCGAACCTTCAGAGCGCCACCTTCACTCTTGACTATGAGGGCTCGTACCTTCTTCGTCTGACGGTGGACGCTGGCCTCTCGACGGAGGACACGCAGTTCGTCCGGTGTCGCTACCTGACCAAGTTTGGCGATCTCAAGATGGTGGCGGCGGGTGAGCGTCGTGACGGCAGTGGTGTTGTCCCGGTGGATGCTGATGCGTCTTCCTGGGCCAACGACCAGAACCAGAACCTTCAACGCCTCATGTTGATGACCCGTCGGGTCTCCACGAGTGGCAGGGTTCTGTATGTCGATGCCAACCGGGGCCGAGACCGCTCGAACAGCCAGAGTGATGAGGACAACCTCGTTTGGATCCCGGGCACTGATTCGGCAGCCTCCGAGCAGACCGGCACCAAGTTCGGGGCAGAGGGCTTCGCTGATTTCTCCAGCATCAACAGCGCCATCGCCTATGCGGCAGCGGCGGCGACCCGAGCGGGTGAGGTGGCCCCCTCCTTTGACGACCCTTACTGGATCGTGATCCGGCCGGGTTACTATCAGGAGGACTTGACCCTCGCAGCTCACGTCCACCTCATCGGTGATGAGGGTGTGCTGGGGTACACATCGGGAGGGTCGGTGGTCTACACGGCCCCCGTCATCATCGAGACCACTTCCTCTGGTGCAGGCCCCCACACCTTTGCTGGTACAGGCGGTCTCACCGACCCGGTTCTGATTCAGAACATCATCCTGCTCAACACGCAGGACACGACGGATCCCTGCTTCTCCATCACGGGCGGAGTGGTCACCCTGAAGGATTCTTTCGTTCTTCAGGAAGGTGCTCATGCCAGCCAGGGTCCGGCCATCAGTGCGGCCCATGCCACGGTCGCAATCGAGCTGAATCTGGAAGGAAGCACCGTCCTGGCCGACAGTGCTGATCCCGTCATCTCGATGGACGGAAACGTCGTGGGAGGTGCCTGGAAGGATTCTGTGGTCAACGGTGGGGTAGGCGTCAACTCCATCGAGTACAACGAGACCCTGTACACGATCCCGGCGTCGGTCTTCCGACTGGACCGTTGTCAGGTAGGGGCCGTGCGTGAGTGCGGAACATCCTTCTCTGCCTACGATTCCTACATCAAGAGCTTGGCCGTCGATGGTTTCGGTGCTGGAGCCAAGACCGGAACGATGTCAGTCACCCTCAGTGACGTGCTCCTCAATGGGGCGTTCACCTATGACACTGCGGGGGCGGCAGGAAACACCGCCCTGTACCTGGGTGATGTCACCTACCTGACAGGTCCTGGGACAACCCTGGTGTTCACCACGGCCAACCCGACGACATTTACCCGTCTCGGGAGCCACGGAGAGTCCCTCCCGTACCAGAGTGACTATGCGCCGCCCGAGGATACGACTGACGTGATCCCGGCGGCTCAACGGCTTCCCACGGAGTACGACAACATCCAGCGGGCTGTGGACTATCTGGTCAAGGTTGCGCACCCCCTGGCAGCGGCTCCTTGGTACTCCCTCTCGACGGCTTACGATGGTCTCGCCACCCGTTACCCTTATGCGTTGGGTGCTGGTTTGGGGCGTACCATCGTGGCGGACGATGGGGCAGTGCAGATTCAGGGCAACCCGGCTCCCACGGAACCCTACTGTGCCCAACTTGCCGTCAAGAACGGTGGTTTCCAGGTGGAGGGCATTGTTGACCTTGGCCCCGTCATCACGCCTGGTACTCCGACGACGGACACGAACACTGATGTGGGACCAAGCGAGATCCAGCTTAACCCGAACCCAGGGGCTGGTCCTCTTCTCTCGATGGGGCGCACCTTGTTCCCCAACGACATCGCCACGAACACCGACCGGGGACTTCCTGCGGGCCTCGTCCGAGGCTACGTCACGGACACGGAAGATTTCTATCACCTGCACATGCGGACAATGCCTTCGATGGATCCAGCGGGCACCAAGCTCGCCCACGTTGTCCTGCACGCTGGCTCGACCACGAGGTCTGGTACAGCAGATGCGGGTCACGTCCATATCGAGGCTGGTCAGGTCTATGACAGCGGCTCGGCAGGTGCTTCGGGCATTGTCTTCCTGGCACCGGGGACCAAGGGCACCGATGAGGGAGCAGTTCGCATCTGTGGTCTCAATGGCTCGAACGCCACGCTTATCGCAGGGGTGTTCGTCGGGGGGGTGGCTGGCACTTTCTGGGTGGCGTCTCCTTACGGTATCGAGGCGTTTGACGTTCTCATTGGTGACGCTATTGGCGATGTTATCACGACCATCAACACCGACTCTCGCTACTTCATAGCGACCAACGATGGTCCGGGGTCGATTCGGTTGACGCTCATGGA